CGCAGACGTGAAGGACCGCCTGTCGTCTACACCGTATTGTGCGGCAAATCCGCCAGACCATTTACCGATCCAAAAGCCATCCTCAAGTGGGTGAAGTGGCCTAAAGGCACACCAACTGGTGATGCTTTACGCGAATGGTTGGCGTCGTTTGAGCAGAAAGCTGAAGCACCCGCGCCAGAACTTGATATGGCAAAAATCAAGGCTGAAGGTTTTGGACCTGAAGCTCATGACGACGACCCAACCGCCAACACTAAAATGGTGACGTGATTGCAGGGCCTGTCTCCGTTGGCAGCTTTGGCATCTCAGGCATTTCTGGGACGGGCACCTGATCAAGAATCGTCTGTGTCAGCTCTAGCTTCATCTCACTCAGATAAAGCTTCATCATTGACGGGATGCGCGTGTAAGCCATCACGCCCATCACAGCCATCGTTCCAGACATCACGAAGCCCAGAACGCCAAGCAGGTTGTAGACCTTTTGCATAATGATTGGCAAGAAAAAACCCCTTCCCTGTGTGAGGAGAAGAAGGGGCGTTTGCGTCTCTGCAGACTCAAGCTAGCTCAGAAAGAGAACTTGGCGCCAGTCTTAAAGCCAAGACCAAAATCATCACCAGTGCTGAAGGAAACCTCGCCGTAGAGAGGACCGCCGCTCACACCAGCTTTGCCGGTGAACTCGATTTCTTTTTCGCCAGCATCAGGGAAGACCACGGCAGGGCCAGCCTGAATGTAAGCACCATTGTCGAAGTCATAACCAACATGACCCTCGAGAATGCCTGAACCAACGCCAGAGTCGAGACCGACACCAACATTCAATTCAGGGTTGACGTACCAATCTGCGCGTGCAGACAGGGGGGCCAAGGCAAGAGCACCAGCGATGGCACCAAAAGCAAGACGCTTGATCATTTGGAAGAGAATTAACGTTTTCCCTGGCCACGATACTTCTTCCGTCCATGGGACGGTTTGGAATGTGATCCATTACCTTGACGTGTCTTTTTTGGCTTGCTAGGGACAAAATTTTGCCCGCTCAATGACTTGGCCATTAGATGCCGTCAGTTGAATTCAAGTTCTGATACTTGAGAGCCAAACCAGTAAACAGGCCATATTGAGGATGTGACACTTGGTCGCGGCCATCAAGGAAGAACAGCTCTTCGAGCCATAGCGTTCTAGCCGCCATAGCCTGTACGTCTTCCGCTCCAGGCTTAGACGCAATCATTGGGTCAGGTCGCTGCATTCGCCTTCAGCTGTTCCACTTCGGACTTTAGCTCTTGAATTGCTTTGACAAGCATTGGAACGAGCTTTCCGTAGGAAGCCTGAAGACGGTCAGGATTTTTATCCATCACCAAGCCGAGATAATCAGCGTCTGCTTCGCTTTGGGCAGATTGCAGCTCTTGTGCGATGAAGCCAGCTTCATACGTTCCATCCTTGCCATTACCGTCGCGTGTCTGCCACTGGAACTTGACAGGATTAAGGCTGTCAATAAACGCAAGACCTTCAGGCAGTTCCTGAACATCAGTCTTATCGCGTGCGTCAGACAAAGAGCTAATTGTTTGCACATTACATTGCAAACTAGCAACGTTGGTGTTACCTATAACAACTTCATTAGTTGCGCTAGGTGTACTAGCTTGAGCGTTATGACCAAGCAGAGTAACGTTCTGCGTGGTCTGTGCGAAAGCTCCGGCTTGATAGCCTATGAAAGTATTTGTAAAGCCGGTAGTTACTCCAGAGCCACAGTTGCTGCCGACAAAAACATTTGTTGTGCCGGTTGTAACGCTACTTCCTGCAAGACTTCCTACGGCAGTATTGTTTGTGCCAGTAGTCACATCCTCCAAAGCTCTGCGTCCAAGCGCCACGCTTGTGGTTGCTGCTGATTGCGCAACACTTCCGCTATTTGATCCAATAAATATACTTTCACTGTTTCCACCGCCTTGAATTACCTTTGCGTCAGAAAGATCATTCAAACTAGACGTACTAGTGCCATTTGATGCAGCAGTAATCCTGCCTTGCGCATCTACGGTCAAATTTGTGTTCGTATAGCTTCCTGCTGTTACAGCTGTGTCAGCCAACTTAGCTGCTGTTACAGCTGTGTCAGCCAACTTAGCTGTAGTTACAGCACCATCTTCAATTTTGGCAGTCTCTACAGCATTGTTGTTGAGCTTGGCCGCTGTAATTGCATTGTCAGCAATACTGCCGGATGCGATTGCAGTTCCGTTCCAGGTGCCCGACGTAATCGTTCCAACCGATGTCAAACTTGAGCTGACTACGGCTGAACCCAAGCCAGTGCTGTTAATAACAGTGGCGCCGTTGATCTTGTAATCGCTGCCTGATGGGCGATCAAACAGATTCGCTGCTGTAATTTTTTTGGTTGTGTCAGCGCTAACGTCAACAACCGGAACTACGTCAGTATCAGCAACTGACGTAATAGCGTCCAGGTCTGTAATTTTGACGTTAGCCATCTGACCTAAGCAATCAACAACAGCTTAACTGGATCACCAAGGAACTCCAGAACCGGTCACAGGAGTGCGCTGCTTGTCGATTTGCGCTTGGAGCGCAGCTTCGATTTCAGCAACTTTATCCGCACCACCAAGCTTGGCTTGCACAGCTGAAATTGCCCAGCTCTCCGTAAGTTCCGAATACGCGGTCAATTCTGAATCATCTTCAGGCTGGTCAAGGCCAACGCTGCCATACGCACCAGAAGAATAAGTGCCGTCGTTAGCGGTGACGGTGTAATGCACGGTTTGCACAGCACCGTTGCTCAGCTGACGATCCATGGTGCCAACGGCCCAGGTGAACGTTGTGGTGGGTGTAGACATTGGTTGTTATCAGGCGGGGGAAGAATCAGTAACAGAAGCAGCGTAAGCGGCAATCACCTCAGTTGTCCAAAGTGCTGCGGCAATGTCTTGTACTTCCTGTGCTTCACCAGTCACATCGTCGCCAGGATGAACAACGTGGCGGTGGTGATTGCGTGCCAGCTCAACACCATCCTCTTCGACCACCGTGGTGGTGCGGATTTGAATGACCTGATTAGGCAGGATCTCTTCTTTAAGTTCAGTGCGCTTGGTGATAGCCATTAGGGACGTTCTCCGAACGAGACAGGTTTAGGCGTAGTTTTAAGCCGTTGCGGGCTGTTTTGTTAATTATGAAACACGGTAACTACCAGTAATCCATACTTGGTTTTTGTTAGTTCCTGTTGCCATATCATCGACAGTGACAGACAAAGCAGCGCCATCCGAAGCGTCTCGATACAAAAGGGAAATATCGTCACTGTTAACTTCACAATGACCGCCAGATGGAGTATCTCCAGACCACTGGTTTGCAATGCTTATAGCTATTGCATTCCTGCCATTTTCAGAGTCATTGATAACATTGAATGGAAGTCCAGATATATCTAGGTCGCCGCTTGCACTACCCTTCGTAAGACCACTGGTCCTAATTCTCAGGTTAAAAAATACTCTGTTACCAATTTTTGTGTATGATCCGTTTTGCTCGGCATAAGTGTCAGCAGTAAAACTACCTGATGCGGGAACATAACTAACCGTAAAAGTGCCCTCTTCATAATCGTCGAGAGCGTTTGCTTGCGCCGTGTCGCCGTTAAAAGTTAAGCCGCCATCTGAGAGGATTCGCATCCGCTCCGAAGAATCAGTGCCAAAAGTTAATGCTTGATTTGCTTGTTCATACTGAACGTAACCGTCATATTGAGCATCGCCACTTGTTGCGTCTGAGAAAAAGAGACTGCCATTGCCGTTTGTGGCAGTGCGAATTGTAATACCACCACTAGTGGAAGATGCAACAGTTAATTGTTCAGCGCCAGCAACACCTGGGAATGACGTGTTAAGCAGCAACCGCCCCGACTTGTCGAGCCTCATCCGCTCCGTCGGCTGGGCTGCACCGCTATTGGTCCAAAACAGTAGATCTGTTGGTACATTATTTGTCGCTGGTGTCCCATTAACTTCTGCAGAAACGTACGCGCCGTCAATGTTTCCAGTTCCGTCCGTACCAGTAAAAACAAGATAACCAAGAGCATCATCGTTTGCGACTGATGTAACAGCTCCAACAGCTGTTCCACGAGATTTGATGAGCCTTAAAACTGGTGCTTCTGAAGTATTTTGGTTATGGGTAAGACTATGCATGCGGTCATTACTATTGCCCGCTGATTCAACTTGCAGAAACCCTCCCAACCTGCTTGAAGAGGTCCCCACGAGCAACCGCCCCACGTTGTCGATGCGTACGCGTTCGCTTAAAGAGCCAGAATTTGACGTACCAAAAGTAACGGCAGTGCTACCACCATTTGAGTCGGCATTGATTTGCGCCTGCCCACTACTGCTGTTGTAAGAAAGATCAAGTGAATTATTTGTGCTTGCAGAAGCGCCCATAAGGATTAACTGCCCAGAGCTGTCCAGCATCATCCGCCCCGTCGGGCTGCTTGCACCGTCCGCTGTGGTCGAAAATACGAGCCTTCCTGGCATGTTGTTGCTGCCGGGTGTGCCGTCAACTAAAGACTCAATACGTGCAGCTTCAACAAACTGAGCACCGTCGCTTCCTTGAAACGAAGTCAGGCCAAGACTGTCTCCACTTGAAACCAATGTGTTTCCACCAACAGCTCCACTTTTTTGGTGCGCCAAAATTTGGACCGGTCCAAAAGCTGCATTGCTTGATGAACTAATGATTGCCGATTGACGGTCGACATCGCCAGCGCCTTCTATTTGAAACTGTGGGGCAACGGTGCTGTTGAAAAAGTTGGCACGAGGACTAGACGTACCAACCAACAACCGCCCTGAACTGTCGATGCGTAGGCGCTCAGAAGTTGCATACGAAGTGCCCGTTTCAACTCTGAAAGTCTTCGAAGACACCATCAAATCGTTGATGGTTGATGTTCCAAGCGATTGAATGTAAGGCGTAGCAGCATTAACAATTTGAACGCCTTGCCCACTTGAATTTACTCCTTTGTAATTACCAACAATATGTAATTTCTGATCAGGCGACGACGTTCCAATGCCAACATTCGATGGAATACCCTTAAACAGGTTTTCCATCGTCATCTTCTTGTTCTTATCCGCCGCCGCAGCTTCGCTGACATCCACAATCGTCACCAGGTCGCCCGTTGCCTGACTGCCTGCAGCGAGTGCGGTCAGGTCAGTAATTTTGCGGTCGGCCATGGCTTACGTTTTGATGACGTACATCATTGCTATGTTACGCGGTCTGGCCTCACTGCCACCATCATTGGCAATAGACGTGGAAGTGCTGGCCGTAAGGGTCGCATCGCTGGTGCGATAAATCTTGCCACCACCGCTTGTTGAGCTTCTGGCGTCATAGGAGAACGTTCCTGTTGTTCGGTTTGTCCATCCACCTTGACCATTAGCCTGACCCCCTAACTGGTCATCACCAGGGAAGACGTGGTTGTGGTCAGAAGGACTAATTGATGTAGTAGACGTTGCAGTGTGGTTGTGCTCCTTGTTGGAGTCCGTCTGCGAGCTTGCAAAACTACGGCTGCTGTCTATGTTGCGCCCGTTATCCCAGCCACGAACAAACTCACCACGCAGATCTGGAAGGTTGAACGTACTGCTTCCGTTGCCTGCGCCCCAGGTCGTACCAATGATCGCGAACAGGTCGGCGTAAGTTGTCCTGCTGACTGCTGAGCCGTCGCACTCCAAATAGCCCGTTGGTGCAGTAGTCGTCGCAAACAGGTGAACCGTTCCACTCGGCACAGCCTGCGGCAAGGCAGTAAAACTTAGATTGCCGCTGCCATCTGACTGCAACACATCATTGGCGTTGCCATCACTGCTAGGCAAGGTCAGCGTGATGTCGCTTGCTGCGTTGTCTGGAGCGCGAAGTGCAACAAAGTTGCTGTTGCTCGTGTCCCGAAGCCTCAGCGCTTTGCGATCACGGATCGTGATGCCGTTGGTGTCAAAGTGAGCACGGCGCGTTCCACCGGTAACAACGCTGAAATCGTCAGCACTGTTTTTGAAGAATCCGGTGTCGGTGTCTCCGGTGAAGCTAACCGGCAAGCTGCTGACCGTTCCAGCAGGGACAGTGACATTGCCAGTAAACGTCGGACTAGCCTTTGTGGCAAGACCTAGATTGGTCTCGCTCAGAGAGCCAATAGTGATAAAACCGTCATTGTCTCCATTTCTGATCTTTAACTGATCATTTCCTTCATCTGCCCAAAGCATCCGGGGAACAGAGTTGTCCCTACTAGGCTCAGATGAAGTCGCGTTTAGGCTGTAAAGCGCAGCCATATTGGCGTTGATGTCAACCCGAACGTTTGCTCCAGTGTCGTTCTCGATCGGACTGGTTTTAGACTCGTTTACAAAGGACATCAGCCGATCCCGTAGCCAGTAGCGGTCCAGGTGATCGCCTTAGCAATCCTGTTACCGCCAACTGAATCATAGACCGACACATCAAATCCGGTAGCTGAAGAGTTGCTGATGACGTAGTTTTCCCCGCTATTTTGCGCCGCCATCACAACCCCGACAGAAGGCGTCACATAGAACTTGTTGCCAGTGCCGTAAGCCACCGACACGTCTGCGCTGGTGCTGGTCGTCACCGATCCAGTCACTGACCGCCTCGGCATTGCAGCTTCAACACGAAGCTGGTCAACAGCAATCTGTTCTTGCGGACCGCCAGTACTGAACTCTGCCTTCACCTGATAACCACGGGCCTTGAACTGTGCATTGTTGAATCGACGCCAGCTTGTGAAGTTTGAATCTTGATAGCCACCGCCAGGAGGGGCGTCCTGCGTAGTGCGGATATACAGCTCAACATCACAGGTGTTTGGTGCGGTGCCGACAAAGTTAGTAATCGCGTCAAAATCAGGCTCATCGTCGATGCGTTCCCCATACGGAAAGAAGCTACGAGCCCGCAACGTGCTGTCTAGCTTGAGGCTGAAAACATCGCTCAACGTAAACGTGTTGCCGCCGTTGAAGACATACGTTCCAGACTGGTGTAGCTCGCTGTCGCCTTGCAGCAAGTAGGTTTCACCGTCCTCCAGCAACAACGCATTGCCGTCTTCAAGGTCAAAATCACCAAGTGCACTTAGTTCATTGCCTGTAGTCCCCAGCTCTAGCTCATTATTTACGGCGTCAACAACCAGATTGGTCTTGTCTCCGCTGAACGATGGATCTTCTGTGGACCCCAACGCGCCAACGACTTCAACGCTTTCAAGATCAGGTTTTGTAAACTCAATCAGCGCAGCGTTCAGGCTTTCGCGGCCACCAGAATCAACAAACTTGGCGCTATACGTTCCAGGCTTAAGGTCGGCGTAAGCTTCAGTTGCAGAGCCTGAGATCTGCTCAGAAATGCTGGTCGAATTAGGCCATGTAACGCCGCTTAAATCAGGCGAATGACGCAGACGAACATAACCGCCAACACGGACATCCAGGTCAGTGGTTTGCGTCCAAGTCAAACGTGCCTGACCGTTGACCGGAATCATGCTGAAGTTGGACACATCAGCGGGCGCAGCAGTTTTGCCTGACAACTGAAAATTTGAAGCCGTGATCTGGCTGCCTTTGCCTAAAGAGTTTTTGGCTTGAATCTGGACATACAAGCGACCTGCACGCAGTGTTCGCAGCGTCACTGAAGGTGAAGAAGTCTCTACAGCTTGCCAGTTGTCATTATCAACTCGATATTGAACGCGGAACTCGTTAACGTTGACACGATCATGGTTCCAGCTAACCGACGCGCCAACATGCACGCCGTTGCCTTCTTCGTACAGGAATTCTGAAAGGCTGATGCTGTCAACTGCGTTGGGAATCAACGACAGGTTGCTGATGTCGCGATTGGTCAGCTCATTGTCAGATTCAACCGCGTCATAAATCGTGCTGTTATACGCAACAGCACTGACGCCATAAATCCCTTCGCCTGATTCAGCAACAGATACAACGCGGAACTGTTGGGACTGAATTTCGTCGTTCTGGAACAGGAACACCGATCCAACAGCAGGTGCTTCGCTAAACGCACTGGAAACGTCAATCTCTGCGCCGTCGGCAATCGTGGTGCCTTGCTGCAAAAACCTGTCGCCGTCTTCAAGCAACAAGGCATCTACGTCATTCTCAAGATCAATCCTTCCAATGGAGTCAGTCTCCGTGCCACCTACCAACGTGATGCCGCCAACAGGCACATCTTTTTGCTCGACCAAACCGGTCGGCAGGATGACTGACAGTTTTGGATTGTTTGCAGCAGCTAGAGCGGTGACTAGGCCATCAGCATGGTCTGTGACGATCTTTGTTGTGGTTGCAGTCTTAACGCGACCAGAAAGACGCCTTCCAGCACGCACAGGATCAGCAATGTCAACGACCATGCCAGGTCGCAAAATGATGCCGCTATCAATCGCAACGCTGAACTGAATCGTTTCAGTCAGGTTCTGTTCGGACAACAGCGTCCACTTGCCGATGCGATGCGCTTGGCCCTGGCTGTAACAACCAATGGCCTTGATGTCCTTTTTGATGATGCCGTACTTGGCGACCGCATCATGGTCTTCAACGTATTCATATTCAATATCGCCGCGGGTGTCGTATGACTGCCAAGCCACAACAGCAACGGTGTGCCGTGCTTTCTGGGACGTGCCCTGATATTGGAAAATACCGTCAACTACGTTGCTAGGACTGAGCAGATACTGCGGATCAGACGGTTTGTCCTGCAGCAGCTGCAACGTTCCAGCGCCGTAATAGCTGATGCCACGGAAGATGGCCGTCATTTGCTGGATGACGTTGTAAACCTCGTCCCTGCTGTTAATCAGCATGTTGAGGCTAAAACGCGGCTCTACATCGCCCGCTCCATCATCAACAAGCTCGTTGCAGTACTGGCTAATCGCAAAAAAGTCGTATTTATCGAGCGTTGATTCGGGCACACCTGCCCCGTACCTTTCGGAAATCAAGAGGTCATATAGGCACCAGGCCGGATCGTTGCACCAAGTTGCAGCCTGGAACGTGCCATCCCAAATGCCGGAATACGTCAGTCGACCGAGATGCGTTGTGGTGTCTACCGTCGCGTTGCTTGGAATTTTGACCTTGATTCCGCGAATCAGATATTTACGAGTTGGAATGCTGTTGAATTGACGCGAGTCAAACCGCAGCCCAACCAGTGCTGAGTTGGGATAACGAAACTTGTCGTCAATAATTTCGGTAAAGCTTTGGAAGATTGTGGTGCTAGCTCGTTTCGTGCTTGTTTCATCAGCACTGACGCGCACCATCCGTACATCAATAGGAAAACTACCAGTCAGGTTGATTAGATAATCGCGTTGATAACGGTTGCTGCTTTTACCACTAATCGTGTCATCAATGACGTCGTTATATCCGCCGCCGTTGTACTGGATCTGAATCTTGATGCGGACGCTGTGACCAACAATGTCTCCATCGTCTTCCAATACCTGCAGTGATGGGATCGTCAGCGTGACACGCAAGCGATCAACTGTTGTATCTGTAATGCTGCGAGTTACAGAACTGCTGTTTGTAACCTCAACCCCAACTGCTGTCTCTCGCTCCGTTGCGTTAAACGGCCCGGGAAGGTGGGTCTGGGCTTGCGTTCCAACACGGGTTGCAACAGTAAAGCCCTCAAAATTATTGGTGCCGTCAGCGGCTTGAACGGGCGTTTCATCTAAAAAGATGCTCTTGTTGCCATCATCAAGACCTCCGATCTCGCCTTCGCTGATTAGGTCAAGGACGTTGGCAAACTGTATTGACTGGAGCGTATCGTCCGACTCAGTTGGCGTACTCCTGCTGCCACCACCGCCTTTACCGCCACCACCAGCACCAACAACGTATTTGGTCTGAGTCATGCCTGCACCTGGTCAACGTCAAGACCGCTGGACAGCACCGCCGATCCAACGAACACCCGTCCATAGGCTATTGGGCAGGGCATCCCCTGACGACTGGTGTTGACGACGTTAGAAAAAGTAAACGACTCCAGCTGCACTGACTCATCAAGGGTGCTGTTAAGTGATGGTTGTGGAGAGATTGCAGTAGCAATGCCTGACAGAGTTAAAAAGATACCTAGGTTTCCTGCTGCTGCAGCAAAAGCAGATGGTGCCGCTCCTGCCGCGACAAAACCAACGCCTTGACTTGCATTGAAAGCAAAGCCTGCTCCACCTGACACAATTCCAACCGTTATCAAAGCAAGGCCAGCCAAAATTTGACCAGTTCCGCGCCCCGCACCAGCAACTACAGGCGTAATGCTGAAGACCTCGCGGTCGCTGAATGGCATCAGCAGAGGAGCAAAATTTTCTTCAGTTACCTTCTCCCTGCTTACAGCTACGCGATAGCCAACGCCGTCTTTTTCACTATCAATCAACCACTTATCTAGCCCTGGAAAGTTGACGCACAATGCCTTAATTGCCTGCGCTGGTGTATTTACGTCAAACTCAAAGCGGCATTGGCCAAGCCGTTTACGCAAAGCGCCGTAGACCTTAACGACTTTCATGCCTCAAGGCGCAGGCAGTGCTCTTCCCATAGTAACCGCCATAGACATCACGGCTAGACAGCCTGCCCTGCACATGATGCAGCACCTGTTGATCACCCAGGTAAATCGCTGCATGGTTCGGCAACGGTGAAACCAGATTCATCAAAATCAAGTCACCGCGCTGCACCTCATCAAGCGGGATCTTGCTAAACCCCTCCGCAGCAAAGTTGTCCATATACAGGTTTTCACCACGGTCCCAAAACTTGTCCCTGCGGTCATAGTCGCGCAGCTGGATGCCGTACTCCCTTGCGTACCAGTCCCGCACAAGCGTGTAACAGTCCACCACGCCAAACACAAACTCACGTCCCACATACGGCAACTCAAAGCCAGCTGGCTCGCAGTAGCCCCAGCCTTCAGTGTTTGGATTGACAATGAACCACGGCAGCTCTGACTTCTCGCACGCAACGCGATCAGCTGTTGATGGCTCAGGATTGGTTTTGGGGTGGCTGTGAACAATGGCAATCACCTCGCCTTGGTCCTCTACAACGTCCCAACCGCTGAGAACAAAGTGCTCGTCTGGTGTTTCAGCAATGTTCTGGCACGGAAAGTACTTGCGCCGTCCTTTGACAACAGCAACCAACCCGCAGCACTCGCGTGGTGTTTCAGCTTTAGCGTGCTCCAAAATCTCAGCCTTCATGGCTGCCGATAGACGCATCACTTGGTCAGACCCGCTCCAGGGAACGACCCAAACGGCAGTTCAGCGTTTTCGCCAAACCGCAACTTGCAGCTGGCAACCCGCTTGCCGCAAACATCCTGCGCCTCAGTGCTGACAGGATTTCCATTTACGTCAAAGTAATTGCTTCCGGCGTAGCTGCATTCAGGACTGCGGTACTTCCACTGACAGATGTTGGCGATGACCTGGCGCTTTGGAATCTTCTGACCAGCCAAGTCAAACTTGCTCGCCAGCTCAAACGTTACGCTGTCGCGTGTCTCACTGGACTTACGGTCGATGAACCAGCGTTCGTCGGGGAAACGAGCGTTTGGGTCAGCTGATGCAACAAAACCTCCCACAGCAACCAAGCTGTCAAAAGATTGAGTTATCAGCTGATCACCGCCTTGTGTAATTAGAAAATTTGTAGTTACAAAGTTGGCAGCATCAAGATACTTTCTGAGCGTCCTAATTCTTCTGACCTCCGCGCCGCCTAGATCATTGCCTGCCGTTTGTGCATTAACAACAAGCAACAATGCTGTGATCGTGTTGTCGAGGTTGCTGATTGTCAGTGTTGGGCGGGGCAGTGTTCCGGTGTTTGTGTACTCAAATCCATCGGCAACGACTGGAATACGAGAGTATGTGTTGCCGTCAAAAATGATATTGCCATCAATTTTTGCGTTTGACCCCGCATGAAACCGATATATGTCGCTACTGCCATGCAATGCTGAATCCAGCCTTACCTCAAACAGCTCAATAATTGCGCTTGGGTTGAGGCTGGCGAGATCATCAAATGTGGAAGCGATTGCCTTCCATGTAACCGTTCCATCAACAACAACACCCGCGGAAACACATTGGTTATTGAATGTAATCAGACAATTTGCAGCGACTTCATCGTCATCATTTAAATCAACAGTGCTGTCAATTCTGAACAAAGATTGAGGCCAGTCAGGCTCGCTACTGCCAGACGTGCCAGCAACAATGCACTCAAACCAAAAGCCAGAGGCTTCCGTCGTAGTGGCGCGACGAACGTCACCAACAGAAAATGCGGTACTAGCGGCCCAAGCTGCTACTGCCATTACGGTTCAAAGACTTCGCGGAACGTTGCTTGAATTGTGGCGCGGTTCAAGTACGGAATCGACTTGCTCCACGTTTCGCAGACAAATTTTGAGCTTGCAAGCTCACCTGGTGGCGTGAAGTCAAACGCAGCGTTGTCGCCTGCACGATCGTCCAAAAACGTTTCGATAGTATCGGCATCGGTTTCTGATACCTCAAACGTTAGGTTGAACGTTTTGGGGTTTTGGTTGAGGCCAAAGCTCAGGCGTTGTTCGTAACCGTCTCCGAAGCGCACTGTCCTGATGTTTGGTGCGCTGCGCTTTTGAACGCCGTAGGTGGGCGTAATTGACGGGAAAGTAGCCATCAGCTTGCGAGGAGACCGCCAGGACGTTTTTGCTTCACCAGTTCTTGCTGCACAGCAATGCCGATTGCCTTACCAAGTTGCGAAGCCTGATCAGCATTGCCTTCAACAGACGAACCAGAAGCATCCACGTTCACCGTCACATTAGCGCTGCCCATTGCGTTGTTTGGAACGATATTGCCCTGCGCTCCAGGGACAAACAATTCAGGACCACGCTCGCCAACCAAATAGGGTTGTCCCGCTCCAACCGGGCCACCAAGTGCTCTGACCGGCGGTGGCGCAGTAGGTCCACCCATCTTTATAAATTTCTCCGGCGACATTCCTCCGTATCTGTCACCTGGCCCAATTAAATTCGAAAACGGATTAAACAACGAAGCCACTGACCCAAGCAGCGTTCCAAACAATCCTTGCCCCTGCTGCAGATTGCCCTGCTGATTTCCATAGAACGCCATGTTGGCAGCAAGATTCAAAAACTTATCCGCCAAACGATCCAGCATGTTGGCTAGTGCCTCACTAAGGCTGCGTGTTTCGTCTGTAGCGGCCTTAATGCCATCGACAAAACCATCTCTAACAATATCGGTCAGACCCTTGGCCAGCTCCTGCGCTTTTTCAAGCTCTTCTTTTTGCAGAGCAAAGTTTTTCTTCAAAATATCAGCTTGATCTCTTAAAGCTTCGTTCTGCTCGTCTTGAATAATTTCAGCGTAACGCCTTGCACCATCTGCCCGTGCTTCTTCGACCTGCGCCAAGAATTTATTCTTCAGCGCAAGACGTTCTTTCTGTTTTATCTCTTCAGGAATCTCTTTTGCGTTAATTCTTGCAAGTGCATCATCACGACGCTCTTCGATTTGAGCGATTTCAATAGACGTGCGTAAACGATTTGCTGTTTGCTTATCGCCAATCAGCTCTGCCTGCGCCATGCGATCTCGCAGGCCCGTGATTATTTCTAGTGAATCGGCTTCTCTTTGAACAGCTTTTGCTACACGCTCACTAGCAGCAACGCGCTCAGCAAGACGCTCTGCTTCTGTCTTACCTCGTTTCGGACTTGGCTTACTTGGTCTAATCTTGTTGGCAAGCAAATTAGTTTCTCCAAACTTGCCCTCAAGAACCTCCTGATTCAACATTGCAATCTGGTCTAAAGACAGATCTTTTGCCACCTCTACCGTTTCTGTGACGCCTTGACCTCTAATAATTGTCCTCATTTCAGTGCCAGCTACTTCTCTAACTCGTTTTTCAAACGCAGCTACACCTTCAGGCGTTTGAAGACTTCCTTTTAAGTTACGAATAGCCCCTTCGCTTACATCCCTGCCAAGCACCGAATTAATCAAAGACAAGAATCCAGCCAGTGGCCCCGCGACTAAGGCTTGAAGTGAAATAAACAATTTATTGACCAACGTGTTGAACTCGCTGGATTCATCGCCTAAGTCCTTAAATGCTTTGACACCATCCGTGCCAATGGTTGATGCCAGTTCTGCGGTCAACAGTTTTGATAGTTCTTGAGTCTCGCCAAGCGCCTGAAGTTCTTCAGCACGCTCCCGTGTAGCACGAGTTGAAAACAAAGATCGCTCAGTCATTGACTGAAGCGCTGAATCTGTTTCTCCAAGACTGGAGCCAAACGAAATCGTGCTGTTGACAAACGAATCGACCGCCATACCAGCAACCTGCAAGGCGACCGTCAGCCCACCAAACAACTTGCCACTAAAAAGACCGCCAATAGCGCCACCAGCTGCCTGGCCAAAACCACCGCCAAACAACAGTGGAAACGCACCGCCTGTTAGTGCTGCTGATCGGCGAGATTCGTCAATACGAGAAAACAAGCCCCTTCCTCTCCCAAGGGTCATGTCAGGCGCAAACCTGAAACCTCCTCTCCCTCCACGGAAAGGAAACTCGCCTGCACCAGAAGGTACTATCGCCCCACCACCGCCGCCGCCAGTTCCACCAGCAGGTGGCAACAACCCGGCAATCCCACCTCCCGCAGGCAATGTCAGGGTTGTAAGCCTGCTAGTAATCGAATCTATTGAACGCTTTGCATTTGAAAATGAAGCATCAATAGCTTTTGCTGCGTTTGCAGCTCGTTGAAACTGACCAACAGCAGTCGCCGGAAGCAGTCCAAACGGGCCGGTCGTGCCTGGCAATGTTCGGCTGCCTGCACCAGCCGTCATGCTCAAAATTCTTCTGTCACGAGCCATCGCTCGCTCAAACCCTTGCTGATAAGCAACTGCTAGCTCCGCACCAGTGCGGCGGGCCTCTCTGATAAGTTTTTGCTGCTCTCGCCTAAATTTTCTGACGTTTATAAACGGACTTATCTCAAACGTTCTTGGCTTGCCAATTAACTTGTCGAGTCTCTTGAGGTTCTGCTCAACACGGTTGTAGCCCCTGACTGCAACGTCAATATCTACGTTGTAGTTGGCCACAGGCTGGAACGCAGAACCCTACGCCCCAGTCTACCGCCCACCCATT